CGGCGCCAGTACCCAGAACACAAGTACCAGTACCAAGTTTAAGGGCTTTTTTAATAACATCCTCTTGATATTCCCGTAAATCAAATGCAAAGTCTTTATATAGCTCTATATCTTTACCGACCTTTAACACCTTTTGTAGTTTATCAGTAGTTTCTGTATCTTCTTTAGTTAAAAACTTCTTAATCTCCCAATATAGACCAACTTCACATGCACCGCCAGGGGTTATAGCATACTTTCTCTGTGGTGCATATCGACCATACCGTCTACCAAAGCGCGCAGCATCATTTATAATACTAAAATGATGTCTTACACGGTTAAACAGGTCTAAATCTTCTGTTTTTAGTAACAGCTTACGTGTAGACGGGTTGTAATCGAAAGTTAGCATTAATATTGCTCCATTTTATTCATATCGATGACATTTTTGATCTCCCAATGCATATTACTAAGAATTTTTTCAACCTTTTCGAGATATTCTATAATAGTATCTTGTTCTTTTATGTTATCATTAAGTTTTGCAACAGATTCATACCTTTCAGCTGCTGATTCTGCAGAAGCTTGATTAATACGTACAGGAGAATCAGCAATTACCTTCTTAACTAAGTCCTTTTTAAGCTTACTCTTCTGAGCAATCAGTTTATTGCGTTGAATCTTCGCTTCAACTAGTCTACCAACCCAAAAATGCTTACGAGCCGGAAGTCTTTGCTGTTGTTGTTTGAGGTTAAGATCGTTTAGTACGAGATCTTCACCAATTTCTTGCATATACTTTTTTAGCAATTCCACTTTATTATTATAAATATAAGTATAATGGAATCAAGTGGCAAATTTGAACGATTATTTTTAAAACTGTTAGAGCAAGATGGTTCTCCAGGTATGACTGCGGGCGCCGGAGGGTCATTTGGCGACGGTCCATCTACTCACGATATTACTAAATACGCAGAAGATGATGCTAGGGTGCCGAAATTTCTTGGAGCGGTACAAACGCGTAAGGGTACTGCAGGTAAAAAGAAAAAGAAGAAGAAAGAGGAAAACGAAGAAGGTTTTCCAGAAGAAGATGCAGAGAAGAAAAAGAAGGCTGATAGATGCAAGCGTAGAGCTGATTCTGTTTATGGTAAAAAGACCTCTGCTTACAAATCTGGAGCAATTGTAAGATGTAGACAAGGAAAAATCTGGAAAAAGAAATGAGCATGTCGCAAAAAGAGGTTCTTGAAGCTAGTGACTCTTTACGACAGTGGTTTAAGAGAGGTGGAACTGATCCTAAGACTGGTAAAAAGTTTAAAGGGTGGGTGAATTGTAAGACTGGCGGTCCCTGTGGTCGTAAATCTAAAAAATCCGGTGGTAGTTACCCAGCTTGTCGACCGACTAAAGCAGCTTGTAAGAGTATCAAGGGCAAGATGTATAAAAAGAAGGGACCAAAGCGGGTTAACTGGAAGAAAAAAAAGAAAAAGAGTGAAAACGCTGAAGATGTCCACAAGCCTGTTAAGCCGGGCATCTTAAAAAAGAGATTAGGTAAGTTGTCTTGTAGTAAGGTAAGAGGTGCGAAGGGTAAGTTAAAGGATAAGGGTACACATTATGCAAAAGCACTACAGCGCTATTTAAACTATCACTGTTAATATAAATATTATTATGCAATTCGACGAATTAGTTCAAAGATTACTAAAAGAAACAAGAGAAGCACCTGATGGTCATTATTATACCAAGAAAGGTAACTTAAGAAAGGGTAATCCAGATTCAGATGGAAGAGGTGGTCCAAAGTATGCTTCTGATCCAACAGATAGAAAGAACTATGGTCCGAGAGAGAGTGAAGAATATGAAGAGGATGCTGAAAAAGTCGATAAAGATCGTATGAAGTGTAACAGCCCTCGTCGTACTTCAGGTGGTTCTAAGAAATTCGTTGTTAAAGCTTGTAAAGATGGAAAAGAAAAGATTGTTCGTTTTGGAGATCCAAATATGAAGATCAAAAAGAGCAATCCTAAGCGTAGAAAGTCATTCCGCGCGCGTCATAAGTGTGATCAGAAGAAAGATAAGTTCTCTGCTGGTTACTGGAGTTGTAAAAAGTGGTGATTAAATACGCCATATATGGCACAAATAGATAGATTTCTTGTTGATAGTTTCTCGGGTAATTTTTTAGAGCCGGAGGGCCATAATGATCCTGTAACCCCTGAGGAAATAAGTAGGGTTAAAAAAGGCGAAGTATATAAAGAGTGTGGAATAGATTATACACCTACAAGAGTTGTAAGACTGAATCGAACACGTTGGGATACGCAGCATTCTGAAATTTTTCAAGTAAGAGTATTTTACTGGTTAATAGAGATGGTTTGTCAGCATTGTAATGACTTACCTATAACCATGGTAGAATTAGGTGCCGGTGGTGGTCTTTATTCACAAATGTTTAGTGAACTTACGCGGGATATATTTAAAAAAGAAAGCCGTAATGTATGTACTGAGTTAATGCCTCATGAAGTTGATGGATTGATTAAACGACTTCCAAAGGATACAACTGATGTTTTTTGGGGATACCACGGTACGTTAGACCCGGCTGAGGCACAGGGGTTTAATATCTCATATGACGAGCTTATTAAAAAAATAAAACGCTATAGTCTTGAAGATGTTCTTTCAAAGAGTAACTTAAATAAGGTAGATTTTTTACATATTGATATTCAAGGCGGGGAATTAGACATTATTAAGGAAGTAGCAGAAAAAGGTCTATTTGATAAAATCCGATATTTCTTTATATCCACACATAATCATATCATACCCGACATACATTTAAACATTAAAGAGATTCTAAAAGAACATGCAAATATCTTAATCGATCGAGAACAAGGTGATGGTTGGGCTTGTGGGGATGGGTTTATTTTGGCTGAAAGTCTAGGTAATTGGTGTTCACATGGTAGTATTCCGGATAAGTACTGTACCTTTAATAAGGAGTTTAACGACATACCTGCTGTTGTTCAAGAAATTGGTAGACCGTTCTTTCTTGTGGGGCAACTGCAAGATAATGGTATGGTAAAATTAGTTCCATCTACACATTTTAAAAATCCGGAGCGGATACCTCTTTATTCTAGAATATCTGTAAATTAATGAAAGATTTGGGTCATTGGGAGGGTATCCTCAAAGAGAGTGCGGACCTGCCTTATGGTTTCATTTATAAGATAACAAATCTTACTAATAACAAAAAGTATATTGGTAAAAAGCAGTGCCAGTCAATAAGAAAGCGTCCTCCTTTAAAGGGTAAAAAAAATAAACGACACGAAAAAATAGAAACTGACTGGAAGACCTATACTTCTTCTTCAAACGAACTCAACGAACATATAAGAATACTTGGAAAAGGTAATTTTAAGTTTGAAATCCTCAGATGGTGCGACTCCAAGTGGGAGTTGAGTTATCATGAAACTAGATTACAATTTGAAGAAGAAGTATTACTAAGAGATGACTACTACAATGGGATTATCAACGTCAGAATCGGAAGGCGTAAATGATACTGTACGTGGTTTTGAGTTTATTAACCTTAATAAGTGTCTTAATAAGTCTTTCAATGAATATCTTCTTTATATTACTGAGCATGAGCTAAAATTAACTCGAAAAGAAAAGAATAAGCTTGGTATACATTTCATTATTAAAGAACTTATAAGAGTATGTTCAAAAACATGTAATAAGAAGTGGTTTTATTATAAAACAAACGGTAAAACAATCGAACATACACTAGTTAAGCGTATTTTCAATGCACTACCTACTAATATATCATATAGCGAAGATAGCTTTGATACGTTTTTAGAAGAAAGAGACTACATTTCGTTTAAAAAGAAAGATACATCAGCTGTTTCTTTCT